CACCTTTTTACATCTTCTGGTCTTGGTAGATTTGCTCCATTGTCTCCTATAAATGTCATTATTCCTCCTTAACACTCTGCATTACAACAATCACTTAAATAAATAAAGTTGTAATACTCATCATCTAATTGGTAATAGTCTGTATCTTGCTTACAACTACTACATACTTTTGAATATACTTTTGTTCCATTAACAATATCAACTACAAACATTATTCCTCCTTTAAAATTCCTCTAGTATTAATTTTCTTACTAACTTATCATCTCTACAAGTTAACGCCTCCTGTATCAATTCATTTTCTAACGCTATTGCTGGATGAATTAAGTTCTCATTACATAATGTAACAAATTCTAACTCTTTCATTTTCTCTCCCTTAGTTTTGGCTTTATCTTTTATAAAGCTCCTAGAGGATACCTGTTAAAATATCCTCCTAGAGTTTTACTTATTATTTGCCCTCCATTGCAAGAGTTTCATCAACTCTTTGATTATTTATATTGTATATTTTTTCAGTCAAAGTGTTTAGAGTAGTCTCTATTTCTCTAACTAATTCATCTTTGATTAGATGATTATTATAAGCTGAATTAAATCTCTTTACAGAGTATTTCATTAGCTCTTGATATGTTTCGTTCATTGTATCTCCCTTAGTTATTGACCTACTAGATGTTGTACCACTATATATAGTGGGTTGGTCTAATATGTCATTTGTTTTTTGCATACCATTATATAAGCAGATTACCTAATCAATGTCAAGGACTATATACAAATATTATTTGCAGCTGCATAAGAATAATTACCTGGGTTTAAATATGGGTGGGGGGTGTTCTAAAGTTTTTCCTATAAGTCTTCATGCATATAGCCACAACACCAACACAGAATAAAACATTTAACCACAGATGAATTCTAGAAAACTTCAAGAGGTTATATATGGTAAAAATTACCAATAAAATAAATGGTAATGTCAATCTGCGTCCCCTATTATTATATGTCTTAGATACCTATATTTAACTTACACAAAGTGAACAATACAGTAAACAATTGGTCTACTATATGTTGTGTGTTTTAAGTGACCTACTACATCTAGTGGGTGCACTATCACAGTAATATTGGTTAGTGTTACCTATCTGTTTTAGAGTATTCTTACACTCTTTACATTTCTTCAATAGTGTCTAGTCTAGCTCGTTTTTTATAACAGGCATCCAATGCAATGTAGTTGCGATTCTGCCTGATTACTTAGTTTGGTTAGACCTTGGGTAGCTTACTTGTCTTTCTAGTTGGTCAGGTTTCCCTGGTAAGCCTTTTGTGCTCCTGATGCCCTCTTTACCTGTATCTACTTACTCCTAAATAATATTTATAGTTGAATAATAACATGGGTTCTGTATAATACAAGTACTGTATGTGAAACACTAAATAATTCAGGAAATGGTTTTTCAGGCAACTGATTAGCCATTTTCTGTTATTATGGGAACAACATGATTCTTTATTCATGTTCCTCCCTGTATAGCCCTAGCTTGTCTAGGGTATGGAAAGGAAAGTATGGATTATTTATACAATATTGATTGTTTAGAGTTTATGCAAAATAATATGGCTGTAGGTCATACAGCAGTAACAATAACAAGCCCACCATACAATATGAATTTAAGAATTAGAAATGGTAAATATTGTTCAAGACAAATAGTTAAAGAACTAACAACTAAATATAAAAATTTTTCTGATAACTTACCTATGGAAGAATATTACGAATTTAATAAAGAAGTTATAAATTATTTGTTGCAAGTTTCTAATTTAGTATTTTATAATGTTCAATTTCTTACAGGTAACAAAAGAGCATTGTTTAAATTAATGGGAGAATTTAATGAACAACTTAAAGAAGTAATTATTTGGAATAAAGTAAACGCTCAACCAGCTATAGGAGAAAAAGTATTAAATAGTCAATATGAAGTATTGTTAGTTTTTGATAGAGAAAACGCAATATCAAGAAAGTTTGAAAATGCAGTATTTGATAGAGGTACGCTTTCTAATGTATGGGATATAAAAAGAGGTAAAAAATTAAACAAAGAACACGGAGCTGTTTTTCCTGAAGAATTAATTGAAAAGATATTACATAATTTTACAAAACCTGGTGATTTAATATTTGACCCTTTTATGGGTACTGGTACTGTTGGTGTAGTATGTAAAAAATTACAAAGGCATTTTTTAGGTTTAGAAATAGATAAAGATTATTATAATTTTGCAAAAGAAAGGATTGAAAATACTTAAAAAATTTTTTTTACGCCTCTAATAAAATATAAACTTGTTATGCTGCATATATGAAAATATTAAATTTGTATGCAGGAATTGGTGGTAATAGAAAACTTTGGGGAGAAAAACACAAAATAACAGCAGTTGAATATGATGAAAATATAGCTGCTATATATAAAGATTTATATCCTAACGATAATGTAATAGTTGCAGATGCACACGATTATTTATTACAAAATTTTAAAAACTATGATTTTATATGGTCAAGCCCACCTTGTCCTAGTCATAGTAGTTTTAGACAAAACATTGGTGTTAGGTATAGGAATGTTAAACCAATATATCCTGATATGAAATTATATGAAGAAATTATTTTTTTGCAATATAATTTTGACAAGTTATGGGTAGTTGAAAATGTAGTTCCTTATTACAAGCCATTAATACAAGCTACTAAATTACAAAGACATATGTTTTGGTCTAATTTTGATATTGAAGATATAAAAATAGAAACTGACAAGATAAGGTCAGCACAAATACCAGAACTGCAAAAATTGCATAAAGTAGATTTATCTCAATACAAAATAAAAGATAAAAGAAAAATACTTAGAAATTGTGTGCATTATAAATTAGGCGAACATATTTTAAAACAAGCTATTTGTTAGGTTCTTGTAAACCATCAGGCAGCTTTCTACCTTTGATTCTAGGAAATGATTTAGGTTTGTGATTATTACAATATCTATATTTGTTATATTTAGATATAACTGTGTTGCAAGTTTCCTTCAAACAAATTCTTCCACTACTATATGAAGTAGAGGGTTTGTAATTAGAATTTTTATTTCCTTTTATATAATCACTCATACAAGATATAGTATAGTTAGGAGAACTAAAACTTATGTATGGTTACAAGAAGAAGAAAAAGAAACCTAAAAAGAAAAAAGGTAGAAGATACTAAATGGCTGAATGGCAAGGGATGAAGGTTAAGTTAAATAGTCCTACAGCTATTAGGAAAGGCGAACCAGGATATGGGCGTAAGTCAAAAAAAGTTTTTGTTATGTCTAATGGTAAAGTAAAGAAAGTAATGTTTGGTGACCCAAATATGCCTGTTCGTAAAAGCAATCCTAAAGCAAGAGCTTCGTTTCGTGCTAGGCATAAATGTTCTACTGCAAAAGATAAGACTACTGCTCGTTACTGGGCTTGTAGGGATTGGTAAGGAGATAATATGCCAAAAGGTAAAAAAGGTTACTCTGCAAAACAAAAAAAGATTGCAAAGTTAGCAGTTCCAAGAAATAAATTGACTGCTGCTGATTTTAAGAAACTAAGGAAAAAATAATGAAAATTAAAGGTGTAGATGTATCTAGTTTAACTAAAAGACAACAACAGACTATGAAAAAACATTCTGTGCATCATACAAAAAAACATTTACAATATATGACTAACTCTATGAAAAGAGGAACATCATTTAGTAAAGCACATAAAAATGCACAAAAGAAAGTAGGTAAATAATGGCAAGAGTAAGTTGGATGTGGGGTGGCAAGAGATACTATGGAACTCTTATTCCTAGTAGAGAAACTAAAACACACAGGTTTGCTAGAACAGAAAATGGAAAGATTAAAAGACTTCCAAAGAAAAAATAATGCCTAGACCTAGGTGTAAAAGAAATGAATATTCTGGTGAGGAATGTCGCAAAGTAGCTGTTAAAGGTGGAAAGTTTTGCAGTACACAATGTAGGCGTAGAGTCAGTTATTTAAAAAGTTTATCTAGTGATAAAAAAGTAGATAAGAGAGGCTCGCATGAATCTAAATCTAGAGGAGCTAAATATCCAGATTTTGTTCAATACTATGCTGCTGATATAGAAAACAAAAAGAAAACACATCAACAAGTAGCTGACTTATTAGAAATAGATAGAAGTCAAATTACAAGAATGTATGCTGCTTATTTAGAAGATAAAGAAAACTTTGAAGCACAACAAGACTGGTCTATATCAGAAGATACAGTTGAATCATTAAAAGATTTTAAAGAGTTTAGAGATAGGTATTTTAAAACAGAAACTGGTGACTTATACGAAACAGCAGAGTTTCATGAAAACTGGATAAACAACATTGTTGATGCTATAGAAAATGGTAAACAACAAATGATACTAAGTCCACCTAGACATGGTAAGACAGATTTGTTAACACACTTTGCTGTATGGCAGATATGTAATAACCCTAACATAAGAATTATGTGGGTAGGTGGTAATGAAGATATTGCAAAGAATGCAGTAGGTGCTGTGCTTGACCACTTAGAAAACAATGAACAATTAAACGAAGAAATAAATGGACCAGGAGTTAAGTTCCAACCTAAAGTTAGGTCAGGTAAATCTTGGTCATCAGGACAATTTACTATAGGTACTAGAACAGTTACAGGTATTAAATCACCTACTATGGTAGCTGTAGGTAAAGGTGGTAAGATACTATCTCGTGACTGTGACTTAATTATTGCTGATGACATAGAAGACCATGGTACAACAATACAACCTAGTGCTAGAGAACAAACAAGACAATGGTGGACAACTACTTTGTCATCTCGTAAAGAGGAACATACTGCTGTAGTTGTTATAGGTTCAAGACAACACCCTGAAGATTTATATAACTTTTTACTAGAAAACCCAGAGTTTGAAACAATAGTAGAAGAAGCACATAGTTCAGAGTGTGTGTTACCAGAAACAGATATACAAGAACATCAAGACTGTATGTTATGGGCAAGTAAAAGAACTTTTAAATGGTTAATGTCACAAAAAAATAATGCTGACACTACAGGTGGTAGAGCTATCTATGAAATGGTATATCTAAACAAAGCATTTGTAGAAGGTATAACAATGTTTAATTCAGAAGATATAGACCAATG